AAATACGGTAGATAACAGTTGCATCTTCAATCATCCTCAACTGGTTCAATGGCTTAATTGCTTTGTGTAGGTAAGAAAGTACCACAGCACGGCGTGAGTCCATTAGGCCAGAGTTCACGTTGATGATTGCATCTTTAGCAATACGTACACCAACTGGACCATAACTTGAAGATGATCCGGATACAACTTTATCGTTGTAGATGTAATATTCGTTGACTGTTTCAACAATATCTACTGCTGTACCGGTATCTTTGTCTTTCTTAATTTCACGTATTTTGCGAATTTTACGTGGATCAATATAGCGGAGTGCTTTGATACCAGCACCAGGATTTTGTTCATCAATGATGACATGGTAAAATAATCTACCATCAACATAGTATCTACGGAATGTATCTGTAGCCATGTTCTGGTAGTTTAACAATCGTAGAACGATTTTGAATTCTTCTTCGATTGCATTTTTAATCTTTTGTGGTTGCTTTAGGTTGTCTAGAACAATTCTTACCGATTTGCCATCGTCATCTTGTACGATAGCTTCATTAACGATATCGTCAATGGCAGATTCAATTTCTGGTTGCATTGCCATTTCACGATAACGTGAAATTAACTCTACTTCATTCTTTGCTGTTCCGTCTAAGTCAACATATGTACCATAATATGCGGCAGCGGAAATGGTTAATGCACCATCTTCGTTGGAAGGTGGCGCAAACGTTTTCTCGGACTGCTGTGCGAGAGCGTCCTTTTGTCGAGATATCTGAAAGCCGAATAAATTTAGGGCCATATTTTTCCTATTTCAAAATAAACATTAAATACAATAAGGAGCCGAAGCTCCTTATATTAGGTAGTTGAGTCGGTTTCCCACCACTGATAAGATAGAGTCAACGTAAATTCTTCAATTGTATCGTTTGACTGCCAATCTAGGTCAATAGGTGACAAATCGTTAGGGAAAGCACCAACAAATTTGTAAGACTTGATTACATTACCAGCCTTATCATATTGGTTGACTATTGCATCGCTGGAATAACCAGCAGGTGTAGCAGCCGCACCAGTTCTGACGTTAGTGGCATGTGAATTGATACCATTCATCCAAGATTCAAATGCTCTACGAACTTTAAAATCTTCATCGTTGATGATTGTGATTGTCCAGTCTGCAAATGAACGGTTACCAACAAACTTTAATTCACGACCAAAGTAATACACTGGAGCAATACCAAGTGTTGCACCTGGTAGTTGAGCCGCTTTGGCCATAAATGTCAATTTCTGGCCTGCACCAACTGCATCTGTCGTGAATGTTGGAAAAGTCATTGTGACTTGGAATAGGTTAGGACGGGCACCGTCCCCAACCATCTGTGATCTAAATTCAGCTACATTAAAAGCCATTTTTTTCTCCTATTTTGGATTATTTATTAGACTGCGCCAACAATTTCTTTGAAGCTGACACCAGTTCTCACGGCGATAAAATTCAACTGAATGTAGTTAATAGAACGAGCAGGTTTAATGTAGATATCACCAACGAATTGGTTAGCATCAATAACTTGTGCAGTATTGTTTGTTGTGTCGCAAACTACACGGTAGTCATAGATACCACGGCGACCTTTAACGTCACGCAAGAATGGTTCTACTAGAGCCACAAATTGAGCACGTGTAAACTCATCGTTCAATTCAAATAGAGAGAACTTGGAAGCATTAGAAATAGCTTTTTCAAGTACAATGAATAGACGGCGAACGTTGATACGGCTGAAAGCTGATGGTTGTGTCATGAATGTCTTGTCACCATAAAGAATGGTACCTTGACCTGGCAATGAAACAACTGGGTTAACACCAACAGAATAGATGGTATCACGTTGAGCTTGTGTTGGGTTCCATGCTAGTTTAACAACGTTACGGATTGCTCCACGTGTTGGACCGGCTGGTGAGTACCAAGGATCAGCAACTTTATCTGTGTTAACGCATAGGCCAGCAATGTCGCCGTTCAATGGAATCCAACGGTATACGTTGTTGTACTTGTCAAATTGATATTTCCAACCAGAATCTGCAACAGCATAAGAAGTTGCACGGCCGATTGTTGTAGAAGCCCATGTAGTGATAACTGAATCTGGTGTGGCAGATGTAATCACTGTAGATGGAGGAGAAACAAATGCTACACAATCTTTACGAGCAACAGCGGTGTCAATAACCTTTTGTTGAATTGTGGTAGAAGCGTCACCAGAAACCAATAGAGAAACGTCAACAACATCTGGGTTTGCTAGAACATCCCATGCGGAAGAAACGTCTGAATCCTGTACTGCTTTAGACAAACCACCAGCAAGTGATGCTGTAGCACCTGTAGAAATACCTTGGAAATCTGTTCCTGCGGCAGTTGTACCCCAAGTAGCTGATGTATTTGTGTAATCAACTGGACCTAAAGCGTATATGTAACGTGACTGGTTACGGATAACTGTTCTGTAATATGCTGGAGAACCGTCATCGGTAACTGCATCAGAAGCCTTAGACAAGAATGGGAACACTTCAAGAACGGTACCTTTTTGGCCGTTGCTGAACAAACCATCTTCGTCAACAACGACAATGTGGATCTGGTCATTTGCACCACCAGAAGAAGCCACATAAGAGCTTGTATTTGGTGCGGCAGTGAAGCTAGACTTGTATTGCCAGTTTGCAAATGATGCAGATGCATTCAATGATGTGTTAGCTGTGTTGATAGAAACTTTTAGTGAGTTGCCAAGAGCACCTGGGTAACGAGCAATGAATGGTACAGTTGAAGAATCTGTTGTGTAAGAAATATCATACACATCTTCGTTTGCAATTTGAACTGCTGATCCGCCAGACACAGAGTTGTATGATCCTGTGTTGGCCGCACGAACAACTTGTAGATTGTTTCCGTAAGCTAAGAAGTTAGCCGCAGAAAAGAATGAAGTTGCTGTGTTACCGTCAGGCTCACCGAATGTGCTTACTAGACCAGTTTCGTTTGTAATGAGTATTCTTTTGCCTGCTGGACCCCATTGGAATCGTCCAGCATAGCCACCGGCTGTAGTAGATACCGCAGGAACGACCGTAGTTAGGTCAACCTCTGATACGTTTACGCCTGGAGAAATCTGAAATGCCATTTTTATCTCCTTGTTATAATGTTATTTTTTTGGCAGCAATAACCTATGGTGTATTTATGAAATGATGTTTTTCAGCCCATAAAGAAACCATGTGTTTTCACATCTTCTTCTCTGGTTAACCAAACATCTCCACCTTCCACAATGTAATTGTTGTCTTTACCGTCATCAAAGATACCAAAGGATGGCACTTCCTCGTCTGACTGGTTTAACATTTCTAGTTGCATTTGTTTTCTTAAATCGTGGTTGACAATTTCCTTGAAGTATTGGTTCGTTGTCATCCATGCGAACATGACCAAAGTCATCACAATATCGTCATTGGCACCTTCTTCCGCCTTGAACGTATTGTGTTGTTGCACAAATGTTGTAAGCTGGGAGATGGTATCAAAATCGTTGATAATTAATTTATTGCTTTCAATCAAGGTCTTAAGGTTGGAACAACCAATTCTCTTGACTTGTGTGGACATTTTAAGACCAAGCTGGATACCACGGCCAAAGCCTGTACCCATAGCTTGTGCTTTTTTGTTACCTGTTTCAATCTTGACCACATTTTCATACTCTAAATCTTGGTGTAAGGTATCTGCAATCTGTGGTGTGTTGTTAATTTCTACCAATACATAGGCATCATTGTACAGTTTGGCTGTGTTGTAGATGACTGTTGGGAATAATATAGGTGAAATGGCTGAAGAATTGTACTTGGCAACCTGTTTATATGGTGTTGCCGATATGTCAAACACCGAGAACGAGGATGCGTCCATGTTCCTACCTTCGGATGGGTCAACTGTAATAGCATAAATGTGATCCAGTTTAGTCTCATCAGCATCAGCTTTGACTGGTAGGTCATAAATGTCCAGCAATTCATGCTTGACAATCGGATCGACATACACCATCTGTGCCAGTTTGGAACCAGAAATCAAGGTGTTGGTAGAACCCAAGAATTCACATTCAAATTCCTGACGGAACTGTTCTTCGGATGTGTTCTTAATAGTTTCTTCTTTCCACTTTTCGTCACGGCCTGGTACCATTGACCAGTGAATCTCGAACATCTTGTAGCCGTTTCGTTTGTTCATTGCATCCATCCACAACTTGTAGAATAGATTCATACCGTTTGGTGTAGACACAATGATAATCTTGGTGGTCTTACCAGATGAGATTACAGGGTAAACAGAGTTAAAGAATTCGTTTGCAATGTTGTTTGGAACGAACGCAAATTCGTCCAAGAATACGATGTTAAATGCACCACCTCGGATAGCAGAGCTTGATGTAGAAGCTGCCACAATCTTTGAACCGTTTTCCAGTTCAACGTTACCCTTGTTCCAAGTTACAACACCTTGTTGCAACCACATTGGTAAGTTTTCATATGCAAGCTGGTACTTGGCCAGAATATCACGTGCCAAAGAACCTTTGTTGGCCAGAACAGCAATGTTTTGGTCGTCCGAGAACAATGTCACCCAAAGAAGATATGCAACTGAGGTGGTGGTCTTACCAACCTGACGAGGACATTTGGTGATTGAGAATCTATTTTCATGGTATGTACGGATCATTTCCCTTTGGAAATCCCACATACGGAATGGCATCAAACCTTTGTCAACGTTGACAATTTTGATATACTTTGCGGCAAAATAAACTGGATCCTGTGAACACTTTACGTATTCATCAAGCTGTTCCTGTGTATAGTTTACTGTAACGCCGGCTCTTTTGAGTAACGGGTTATCACGATAACTGTCTTTACTCAGTATCGCCATCTTTTTTACCTTTCAACAGCTTGTTTAGTTCAGCCGTTGAGCCTACAAAAATAGCTTTATCTACATTGACACCACTATCTTTTTGTTTGATGTTCTTCATGTCCCTAACAGACTTCTGCATAATCATTAGTTTTTCGTTTGCTTCTGCTGTGTTCTTAATCAGAGTTGCAACAACTTCAAATGCACGTGGATGTTCTGTGTCTGTGGCAATGGCCAACAGGTGGTCGATTGCATCGTTACCTTTTCTGACCAACTCTTTGAGTGTCTTTCTAGACTCCTCATAGTCTTTGTCCAGGTCTTTATCTAGACTAGAAACTTCTGTCGAAGAATTTTCTATGACAACAGGCACAGAAGGTTTTTCCGCAACCTTAGCGGGAACATCGAATATTTCAGACATGCTTTTTTCAAAATTGGACATAATTAGGTATTAGGGAATTCTGTTATAACGGTAGTGTATGTATAATTATTTGGAAGAACAACATTAGAGGGGTTTGGTGTAACAGTTATTGTTGCTGATGCACCAGGATCAATAATGAATGTGTTTGCATTCCATGTTGCATTGCTTTGTAGACCAATAATGTTTGCACCAGTTGTAAAGTGTCCAGATATATCTGTTATTGTTAATGTGTTTGATGCTGGTACCCAATCAGACACTTTTGCCGTTGCTGATGCTGTCTCGTATGAATACCCTTGATAAACAATT